TAATGGCGGGGCTTTAGAAGAGTTTGATGATATGTCAGAACAATATAATCAAGCTGTAGAAAAGATACATACATTAGAAAGTGTAATTACAGATCAGAAAGAACAACTAGCTGATACACGTACAACATATTCTGAACATTCCCATATTAAAGAGAAAGCAATGGAGACTGTTCTTAAATTAGCTGGTATGGATACTCTCGTTTCACAGAGGTTTAACGACTTAGGTAAGGATTAATTTATGAAATTATCTGAATATATGCCTGAAATGCCCGGAATGGCACAACAGATGCTTGATATGAACGAGGGGTTGAACTTCATTCAGTTAATGAAACAACAGGGCGATACAGGCTCTGCTCCATCTATCGGTCTTGACCACATTGTTAATACATGGGTTCGCCATCAGATGGCATACAGGCAACAGCTTGTTCAAGATTTACAGACAATTTCATATTCCGTTGCTGAGATTCGTACTGCTCTAGGACACATAACCAGTGAAGTGTTTAGAAGGGGTATGGAAATTCATCCTAAAGACAATAAATCTGATCGTGGTCAATTAAAAGTTTTCAATGAATTTCTAACAGATGCTAATATATTTGATCAAAGCCTTGAAGCGGTTTTGCGCCAATTCCATACTGATATAAATACAGTGGATGATGGCTTTTTATATCTAATGAAAGAGTATTATGATGATGGACACGGCATTCGATCTAAAGTTAAAGAAATCCGTAGGTTAAATCCCGCCCTTGTAGAATTTGATTTAGATCAAGCGGGACTACCGAAGAATGCACACTGGGTTTGCCCGTTAGATCGTAGTGACGTTGAAGAAACGCCCGGAAAATCTAAGAAAGGGCATGATCGAGTTCCTGCGATGTATAAATATTACCACAGGAATCAACATATTTATCTACGAGATACTGAAATTATACATGTCTCTAAGTTCTCACCGTCCGAAACTTATGGATGGTCACCTATCCTAACAGTATTCGAGAAATGTCTAACTCTTATTGGAATGGATAAAAACTTATATAGATATTTCTTTGAGCGTAAGATGCCAGCTTCTATGCTTATGGTTACTACTGACGATGCGGAAAGCTTACGTAAGGAACGAGAACATATTGCTGCCCAAACTAGGTTAGACCCTAACTATATTCCTATGATAGCTGTCTCTAGTCGCAACCAACGAGGTAGAGTTGACATGGTACGATTGTTCCACACGTTACAGGAAATGCATTACCTTCCAGTCAAGGAAGAGATTCGTGAGCGTGTTGGCGCAGTATGGGGCGTAACTCCTGCGTGGCAGGGCGCACCTGAAGCTTTCGGTGGGTTATCTACCCAGACGCAACAGTTAGTGGTTATGAGTCGTGTAGTAGAATCTGATCAAAGACTATTCCATGAAAAGGTATTTCCTAAGATACTAAAAGCATTTGGTATCACAGATTTTGATTTAGTCTTACCAACACCAGAAGAAAAGGCAGAAGCTACACGTATTAGTTTTGCACAACAGCGGGTAGGAATTGCTAGTCAGTTATCCCAATTAGGGTTTGATATAAAACTAAAAGAAGAAGATGTGGATATTACTGAAGCGGAATTTGTAGTTGGTGGTGACATGGCGCAAATGGTTCAAATGCAAGCGCAAGGTCAAGCGTTGCAACTCCAGCAACAAATACAGCAACAACAACAGGCAGAGCAACAAGCAGAGGCGGGTGGCGCTCCTGAAGGTGGCGGGGAAGAGGGGGGCGCTCCCGAAGAAGGTGGAGAAGAAGGCGCACCCGAAGGCGGTGGAGAAGGGGAGGCGTTACCTGATATCCAAGCTATGGAAAAATCTATACCATCCTCAGAGCGTAAATTCAAGGGGCGCACTGGTGGGCGTACTCCAGACTGGCATGACAAAGCTCCTAACGAAGAACGGGATGTAGATGAGTGGGCGGATGCACGGAAAGAGAAAGCAGAGAATCGAGCTTGGGGGTTAGAGATAACTAAAACATGGATTCAAAATTTGAATGAACAAGGGTTCCACGCTCCTACTATTAGAGAAGTATCTCCCGATGGTTCACAAATGTGGTTCATTGAAAAGGGTGTAGACTATGTAGCGGACTTATCTTCTAATGGTTTAGGTGAGATAAAGAAGGCAACATTCATGGTTCCTTTCCCGAATCAATCCCCAACTAATCCAACAGTAAGTTATGATCCGTCAGGGTCTAATAAACGTAAAAACCCCAACGATGATGTAGATGACGACAATGAGGACGATAGCTAATGCCCATTCGTCAACGAGGAGAGAAATGGTACTGGGGTAAACAAGGCCCATTTGATTCTCGTAAGCAAGCTGAAGAAGTTGCGCAAGCCGCACACGCTTCTGGGTATGTAAAAAAAGAAGATGGGGGTGGTAGTGGTTTCGGAGGTGATGCTGGCGCAGGAACTGTTTTCACATCCACAAACTCAGGAATTTTTTCCCCCACATTCGGCGGGTCAAGTGCTAAACGCCGTACCACTGTACGCGAGAATAAGAAAAAGCAAGGTAAAAAGAAAAGTGGGGTTGAAAAATTAGGGTCGTGGCTTACTGAGTATTCACCGGAACGAAAGAGTATCTCGAAGGGAACACCATCAGAGTTTGCGGTAGACGTATTATTTGATGTAGTGAAAGAATATAAAATGAAAGACCCCAAGCTTCGGAATAAAGTAGATACTAAAATGCCTGAAAACGAAACGGTAACTAATTACCGCCCTAAGATTTTAGATTGGAAGAAAAATGATTACGAAAATGCGGGAGCTTTACAATATGAAAAAGCCGTAGATACCGAATCTTCTGAGGAAGAAGGGCAGATTACTAAAGAACAATCTGGATACAGACCTGCAACAGGGTTTGAGAAAGGTCAAAAGGTAATGTGTAGTTCTTGTATTTTCTTTGAGGACGACGATGCCTGTCATATTGTAACGGGGTCAATAGAAGAAGATGGGTGGTGTAGGTTATTTAATTCAGAGAACTCGCCTAAACCCGCAGAGGATGAACTTGTTGAGGGCGAAGATATAGAAAAAGCTCGTGACTTAGAAGATTACTTTTCTAATAAGTACCCTATGCAATCCGACAAACTAAAGCGTAGACTTATACGTGAGGCTGTATTCCCTAGAGAGTGTGCTGGTTGTAAGGTTGGGGAATGGAAAGGTTCAGTAGTTCCGTTAGAATTGAACCATAAAGATGGTGACCACGGTAACAACTCTAAAGGCAACTTAGAATTACTATGTCCAAACTGTCATGCTCTAACTCCGCATTACAGGGTAAAGAAACCCGGCGCGAAATCAGCTATAGACTTGCATGGGGGTGCGCCAAAAGGAGACCCCCGCAGAGATAAATCACTAGATAAAGAGTTACGGAAGTTTGAGGGTTACGACTCTGAGGAAGCCGATCCAAAATTTACAGAAACAGAAGTAGACACGGAGGAATCTGATGTTGCTGCAAGGGAGCAAAAAGAATTTATGGATAAACTAAAAGGTACAACAGCTAAACATGTAGGCGACGATGACGATGACTCCGATGAAAAGAGTGGTGTATTAGTAGCCGACGCTGAATTTGGCCCTGAAATACGACTAAGTGATGACTTTGAAGACGGTTCTCCTATTCGTGAGCTAATGAAATCGGATGCTGTTTTCGATGAAATTGTTCGGGATATTTATAAAGAATAAAGGATTTAGGCAGTATAATAATATTATGAGGAAAACATGAGGGAGCAGTAATATGCCGGTAGCAAAATTTAGACCACAAGTATTATTGGGACTAGCAATTCTTGGTGCAATCACTATGATGGCGATCCATAAAGATTTAGAACCAGTGGCGACAGCGACAATTGGTGGGATTATCGCATTATCAATGAAGGTAATGGAAGGGGATTAACCCATGACAAAACTACGAGCCTTTGTAAAGAAGGTTCTTTCGGCTCGCATAAAATTTCCGATAGGGTCAATTATTTTGTGGACTCCCCGAAAGGTCGGGTGGGCGTTGCGGAAAGTTATGTACGGCATCACGGCAACGCCGGGGAAGGTTGCTAAATCTCCTGTCCAGCTTTACCACAAATCTAAAATCTGGCGTGACTGGATTCTGACGAAGGTTGATTACTTAGAGGCTGAGTCAGCGAAATGGAAACGCACATTCCAGATTCTTAAATCGCCTTACAGCATCCTTTTGAAGATGGGCTTCAGTCCTCAATATGCAATCGGATTACTCGCTGTTGGTTCTACCGCTGCTACTGGGGCTGTGGCTGCTGAAGCGATGAAGCCACCTAGTTTCGCTGCTGGCGACCCCGGCATTTATAATGCACCGTTGGACTCACCGATATTCAGCGATAAAGAATTTAATACGTTGCGCCTAGACTTAGGTACAACTCCTATTGGGTTAGTTGAAATTTCAGATATTACCGTCGGAACCGCATACGCTAACTCTGCTTTGCCATCAGGCGAAACTAAACCAGTCATTGTAGGTGGACTGCCAACAGTTGCAGACCCCGCCTTTGCGGA